GCAGAAAAGATAGGTAACTTTAGCAAGCAAGCGAATGTCGGCAACTTATCAGGAACGGAAAGAGCAGATTCGCGCGATCCAAGCCGGCCAGCGGTTGGCGGCTCAGGACGTTGGCGAGATTCCACGCATCTACGACCCAATTCGCCGCCGTGATTGCTGTGCCGATTTCGAGTTGTACTGCCGGACGTACCATGCTGGTATTTTCTCAAAGCCGTGGGCTCAGTACCAGAAAAACATGGCGGCCAGAGTTCAGTCGGCGGTCGAGTACGGCGGATGGCGAGCCGATGCCGTACCGCGAGCCGGCGGGAAGACGGCGATTTGCCGCGCTGGAATTCTCTGGGCGGCGCTCAGCGGCAGGAAGAAATACCCGGTCGTATTTGCGGCCAATGAGGGATTGGCGGAGAAGCTGTTGCGTGGCATCAAGATGCAGCTCTTTTCTAATCCGCTACTGCTGGAGGATTTTCCACACGCGATTTATCCGATCCGTCAGTTGCGAAACGAGGCACGCAAGGCGCAGGGGCAAAAATATCATGGCAACCCGACGTTTGTGGAATGGGGCTCGAACCGAATCGTCATGCCGTGGATTGATGAGGAACCTAGTCTATCGAACGGTGTTGTCGTCGAGGTCTACGGAATTGAATCTGCGTCGCGTGGTTTGTTTTTCGACACGCCGACTGGCCAGACGTTACGACCGGACTTGGCGTTGGCAGACGATCCGCAGACGCGGGCGAGTGCCAAGAGTCCATCGCAGACAATCACGCGGCTAGAACATCTGACTGGCGACATCGCGTACCTACCAGGCCCCGGCGAATCCATGCCGGTGTTCTGTCCCTGCACCGTGATCTACGAAGGCGATCTTGCGGACCGGATTCTCAATCGGGAATTGCATCCCGAATGGCAGGGCGAACGAGTGAAGATGGTCGAGTCGTTCCCGACCAATATGGACTGGTGGGACAAATACGCAGAGGTGCTTCGGGAATGCCAGAAACAAGACAAAGACCTCTCGGAACCGACGAAGCTGTACGTTGAAAACCGAGAGATTGCCGATGCCGGTTGCGTAGTTTCATGGGTCGAGCGATTCGACGACAAGAAAGGCGAAGTCTCTGCGATTCAGCACGCGATGAACTTGCGGATTCGCAACGAGGCGGCCTTCTACTCGGAGTGCCAGAACGAACCGATCATCCAGCAGGATGACTTGGAGATGCTTTCGGCGGATGAGATTTGTGCCAAGGTCACTGGGCACGCACGCGGAGTCGTTCCCGACGACTGTTCTATCGTCACTGCGTTTACCGATATCCAGGGCGAACACTTCTTTTGGATGGTCTGCGGCTGGACGCCGGAGTTTACCGGATACGTGCTCGACTACGGGGCGTGGCCCGACCAAAAACGCTCGTACTTTACGCGGCGTGACATCCGCAACAAATTGAGCAACAACTACGCTGGTGACGAGAGCGGCATGATCTTCGCAGCGCTAAGCGATCTCGGCAGCAAGCTAGCCGGGATGCGTTATCCGAAGGCGAGTGGCGGCGAATTATCGTTGGCTCGTTGGTGTATTGACGTAGGCTTTCGTTCGACTCCTGTTACGGCATTCGCCGTGCAATCAGAACACCGTTCGATTATTACGCTGACGAAGGGCGTGTTCGTCGGTGCGTCGACGAATCCGTTTAGCGAAGCGGAGCGGGCCAGGAAGTGGCGGACCACACACGGCCACTGGTTCTGGGCGGATGGGCCTGGACCCGCGAAGGCAGTTCGGTTCGACGCCAACCATTGGAAGAAACGAATTCACCTTGCCTTACGTCAGACGACGGGCTCGGCGGGGTCAATCCAGCTATTCAAGGCACCACCACAACGGCACCGGATGATAGCCGATCATTTAACCTCCGAGAAGGCAACTCGCGTGACGGCCAGGGGTCGAACGGTCGACCAGTTCGATGAGATTCCAGGACGCGATAACGAAGGGTTGGATTGTCTGGTCGGGTGTGCGTTGGGGGCGTCGATTGCCGGGCTCGTGCCGGCGGCCGAACGCATCCACAAGCCACGGACGAAAATCAAAACGCCAGACGAATGGAAGGCGGCGGCGAGGGCCGGCGGATGACGGAACCGTGGAAGCAAGCCGACAAGAAGACGGTTATTAAGACGCCGCAGGAATGGCTGGCTGCCGCGGGCTCCGATCCGTGGTCCTGCCCGGTTTGCGGCTGCAAGGGTCCGCATCCCGTGCAGACGACTTGGGATTCTGGCGGCAAACGAAACCGACGCAGGATTTGTCGGAATTGCGGGCAGGGGCTGATTGCGACCGTAGAAGTTCCGGTGCAAAAGGGATATCGAATTTCTGTTGTTCCGGTAGAATGAAGACCCATGACTTGGGATGAACTACATACTGCGATGTTTGATGAAATGACCGAGTTGGCCACTAGATTTCCGGACGGCATCTATCCGCGTGATGGCAGTGCGCCGATCTTCGAGATGGTGACAAATTTCAGGATTTGTATTTCGGATTTGGATGAATCGGCTTTGGTGGCAGCGGTCGAGAAACAGTTAAAGAAGATGGAGTCGCGGAATGAAGCTCGGCTTGAAAGTTGATGAGTGCGGTCGCCTTCAAGTGGTTGTCGCTGAAACTGGCGAAGTAATCGAAGGCCAAGTTGGTTTGACTGTAGATTGCGGCGTTGAGCGTGAAACACGAGGCACACTCGTATTCGTGGTCTATGACAAACAAGGGAATTGTGTTGTCGATTGAACCATGAACCACGACGCAACTTGCAAGCAATGGCCACAAGCCGACTTTCGGTCATTGCAATTGACTAAAGATGTCGACACTGGCCCAATTGCGTTGATACCTAAAGGGTATGCGTTTTGTAGAGGTAGCTTTGTCGTCGGACCTAGCACGCCAGTTCGAGATCAGTTCATCACGCAAGAGAACGCCGCTTTCTTGAAGTTCATCAACCGATGAGTGGTAATAATGGCCAATAATCTCGACGACTTCGGCAAATCGCTTATGGGCTGCGGATGCCTGCTCATGCTGCTGGGAATCGCCCTCCCGTTCTTGCTTGTAATTTTCGCAGCTCTGTCTGGTCATTAGCGGATTTATTGAATCGCCTGAGGTGGAGTTGACTCTCGCCTCCCGACAATCTCTGACGGGCCGAAAAAAGCATCCATGATTTTCTTTGCGTCTCCTTCGTCGTATTCCAAAGACAACCCGAAGCGACTTAGTTCCTGCTCGCTAAACGATCTCTCGTAGTGAGAAGAAGTGCCGCCGTACTTAACTACGTTGATTTCAACATCGCAATTTTCGCGTTCCATTTTTACCGTCCTCCGCCTCCTATTATGCCCGATTTTGCCGCATATAGCAACATCAGCTAGTTTGGCTTGCTATTCTTTGGCGAATCGTTCTACCTTGGAGGCTGCAACGAACTAGGAGCGGCCGTGCTTTTTGCGCGGCTCAACGGTAGGGCCGGGTTTGCAAGCCCGCTTCGATGCCGTTTACGTCGAGTCCTTAAACGGAGACTCGCACACTGAGTGCGGCTCTCCGTTTTTTCTTGGCTCGACATGTCCGACTCTGAAGACGTTCCCAGCACAGACGACATCCGCGACGCCGTGGCGATCGACGCGGCCGACGGCATCGCGTCGGTGACCATTGGCGACACGTCCGTTACCGCGTTGGACCCGATGAAGCGGCTGGACATCGCCGACCGCATCAAACGGAATGCCGCATCGTCCAACGCGATTGGGAACATTCTTGGCAACACGAAAAAGCTCATCAGCGGGGGGGCCTACGACTGATGGGCATCATCTCCCGCTTCCGTCGCGCCTTCCGAGTCTTGCGGTCGAACCCGAACCGCCAGCAGGAACTTGCCGCTTTTGTTGCGCAGCTTCAACGGCAACACGATCGCATCAATGGCACGTATGACGGCGCGCGAACGCCAGACGATCTTGCCGCCTATTGGGCCAACGCGGATGGGTTTGACGCAGACAGCGCGAATAGCCGTGGCGTCCGCGAAACGCTCGTCCGTCGTTCTCGGTACGAAACCGCCAATAACGGATTTAGCGACGGAATTGCGTCAACCTACTCGACAGACCTCGTGGGAACCGGCCCGCAGTTGCGGATGCAGACCAATTCGCCGGCCTTCAATCAGATGGTCGAACGGACTTGGTTCCTGTGGACGCAGGCAGTTCACTTCCGTCGCAAGCTTTGGTGCATGGCGCACGCCAAACACGTTGACGGCGAGGCGATCGCCGTCCTACGCCGCAATCCGGCAATCAATCATCCGCTCAAACTCGACATCGTGCTCTACGAAACCGAGCAATGCCAGACGCCGCACCTGCCGTTTGGAGAACCGGGGCGTATCGACGGGATTCAGTTCGACGAGTTTGGCAACCCAGTCAGCTACGACCTACTCCAGCAGCACCCCGGATCGACGACAAATTTGTCAATCGACCAGACGCCGGAGCGTGTACCTGCCAACCGCGTCTTGCATTGGTTCAAGATGCGTCGCCCCGGCCAGCATCGTGGCGTTCCCGAGTGTGCATCGACACTGAATCTCGGCGCGTGTTTCCGACGCGGCAGAATTGCCACGCTCAACACTTGGGAAAAGACAGCGAAGTGGACGCTGTTTCTCAAGACGCTATTCGAGCCGGAGGAAATTCAGGGTATCCCGCCATTCAGTTCGTTCGACGTTTCGGATGGGATGGTGACGAACCTTCCAAATGCAGTCGAGCCGTTCCAGCTTAGGGCCGAGCATCCAGGTGCCACTTACGAAGCCGCGCACAATCTTTGGCTGAACGAGCAAGGTCGCCCGAAGGCCATGCCGAAAGCCAAAATTAAGTGCGACTCGTCGGACATGAATTACTCATCCGGCCGCTTGGACTTCATCACCTACTACAGCGAATTGGATGTCGAGCGTGAGGACGGAAACGACATTCTCGACGTTCTGTTCGATGCCTGGATTGATCTTGCGATTCTCGTGTTCGGATGGCTCGGCGGAAAACCGGAAGCGGTAGGTCCGGGCGCACGCTTCCACACTTGGGATTGGCCGGAGCATCGCGTCGCCGACGTGGAAGCTGAAGCGAACGCGAACGACACGAAGCTCAAGAGCGGGCAAATCTTCCCGCACCGGCTGTACTCGGACCAGGGTTTGGATTTTGAGGACGAGGTAGAAGCCGCCGCTTCGGCGTTTGGCATTTCGGTCGACGAAATGAAGCAGCGGATTCTCGACACGATCATGCCGCGACCAATGGAAGAATTTGGCAAGGATCAAAAACGCGACATCGTAGAAGCAATCCAAAAAATATACCTCGGCGTCGGCAGAGTGATTACTCCCGAAGAGGCTCGCGTAATTCTCAATACCTATGGTGCAGAGCTGTCGATTCCAGGCCCCGATGGGCTAGGGCCGGCAAATCCATCTGAAACAGGCGATCAATCTGCCGATGCGTCTGTTCGCGCCCTTCTCGCAAGTCGTGGTCATGGAATTCTGCCAACCGGCAACGGAGCCCATCATGGCAACTAAGAAACCGATCAAAGCCGCCGACAAGCAGCGACCGATCATCGCATTCGCGGCGGAGGTCAAGATCACCGCAGGGGAAGGCGAAGGGGAGTCAAAAGGCCCGCCGACGTTCGACGTTGTGGCATACACCGGTGGCGCGATGAATATCGACGGCTGGGACTTGCCGGTAGTTATCGACGTTTCTGGTTTGCAGTTTTCACGCTCCGTGATTGCCAATCTGGATCACGATGAGCGGCATCGCGTCGGCCACGTAACGGACAAGGAAAAGACCGATAGCGAAGTCAAACTCAGCGGCAAACTATCGGCCGTCAACGCCTACCAGTCGGAAGTTGTCGAAAGCGCTGGCAATGAGTTTCCCTGGGAAGCCAGCGTGGAAGTTATGCCATCGAAGGTAGTCGAGGTGGCGGCCGGCAAGAAAGTCACGGTCAACGGTCGGGAGTTTACCGGCCCACTCTACGTGACCCGCAAGGGCACGCTCTCCGGTTTCGGTTTCGTTTCCCACGGGGCAGACCCCAACACAATTGTATCAATCGCGGCACGGTCCGCTGAACAAAAGGAGAATCAAATGGAAGAGAAGCTCAAGGCATTTATTGAAGCGATGCTGCCGGGCGTTGACATCGACTCGCTTTCCGAGGAAGCGATCACCAACCTCAAGGCCGACATGGACGGCAAGGGTGGAAATCGAATCGCCGCCGCTGCCAAGACGGGCAGCGTGTTCGAGGACCGGAAGATCGAAGGCAAGCGCCGGATGGACATCCGTGACATTGCGGACAATCACATCAAATCTCGGCGCTGCGAAGAGCGCGGTGATATCGACGAGATTGAAGCCATTGAGGCGATGTACAACGAAGCGCTCGCGTCGGGCATGACATCCCAAGAGTTTCGTTTGAAACTTTACGAGTCGAGCGTGCCCTTGTCGCATACGGTCTATTCGCCAGTTGATCGTGGCTCCAAGCAAGTCACGAACGACGTGCTGGAAGCCGCTGTTTGCATGACTGGCGGCATGTCGGCAACGAAACTCGACGAGCATTTTGACGACAAGACGCTGCAAATCGCCAAGGATCGTTTCAGGGGCGGAATCGGCATCAAGCAGCTATACCGTCTCTCCGCAAGGGCGAACGGATTCAACTATGACGGCGACGACGTGACGCTCGACATGCAGCGTGCGGCGTTCCAAAAGCCGGCGAATCGGATTCAGGCGTCGGGCGGTTTTTCGTCCTACGACTTGTCTGCCGTACTGGCCAACACCGCCAACAAGTTTTTGTTGGAAGGTTGGGGCAGCGGCGAAATGGTCTGGCAGGCGATCACGGACATCGTGCCGGTCCGCGACTTCAAGAGCAATTCGTTCTTTAAGCTCTCTGGCAACATGAAGTACAAGAAGGTCGCGCCCGGTGGTCAGATTGAGCATGGCCAAGTTTCGACTGACAGCTACACTGTCCAAGCCGAAACCTACGGCATCATGTTCGGCATCGACCGACCGTCAATCATCAATGACGACTTGTCGGTAATTACGCGAGTTCCGCTCGAAATGGGCTACGGGGCGAACGATGCGTTCAATGAGGTGTTCTGGACGGAATACCTCGACCACGCCGCGTTCTTTGATTCGGCTACGCATGGCAACGTGGTTGCGTCTGGTGTCCTCACCGGCACGACTGGTGTTGCGGCACTTACTATTGCCGAAGCGGCATTCTTAAACCAGACGAAGCCGAACGGTACTCCGCTCGGCATTCTGCCGACGATCCTGCTTGTGCCGCCGGGCTACAAGCGTGCGGCGTTGAATCTGATGAATTCTCAGTTCTACGTCGGCGCAACGTCTGGCCCGATGGGCGCAAGCAACACGTTTGCGAACAACTACAACGTCGCGTGCTCCGCCTACATCGCCAATGCGGCGTACAGCGGTTACTCGACGGTGAAGTGGTATCTGCTTTGCAATCGGCCCGGTTTCTCGACGATGTTGACCGCCTTCCTCAACGGCCGGCAGGCACCCGTGGTCGAGACGGCGGACGCGATGTTCAACGAGCTTGGCGTCCAGTTGCGAGCCTACCACGACTTCGCATCGAACAAGATGGAATATCGTGCCGGCGTCCAGAGCACTGGGGCAACGTGATAACCCATGAAGATCAAAGTGCTGTTGAACATTGGTAACGCGAGTGGCTTGCCTCCGCTGTCGGAAGGCGAACACGACGTTTCGCGCGAAGACGGCTTAGCGTTAATCGAGCGTGGCTGGGCGGTAGCGACTGAGAAGCCGGCGGCGACGCTCAAAGCGGTGCCAACTCCACCAAGCATCGAAGCTGCGACCGAGAAGGCAACCGAAGACTTGCAATCCCATCGCGCGAAACAATCGCGCACTACGGACTCGAAATTACCTGCAAATAAGGAGCAGTAACCATGTCATTTGAAGCGCGATTAGTGAAGGGCAACCCGCACCTGGCCGACCATATCGCCAGCGGAAATCTCGCCGTCGGCGAGGTCATTTCGTTTGGCGGCAACGCTGCTGTGGTTCACCCAACGGCGATTGCCAGCGGGGCAACTGGTTCGCTTGCGATCCACGGTGGCGAGTGGGAATTGGCGAAGGATGGCTCGTCCGGACCAGGGATCACCGCTGGCGAATCGGTCGCCTGGATAGCCGGTACGAATCTAGCCAGCGACGTAACGACCGGCAACCTTCCGTTCGGCCCATGTACGGTCGCCGGGGATGCCAGTACGGCCGTCGTGACTGCCTTCCTCGATCCGGGCCGTGTAGCGACGAACGACGATACCTGATGACTAAGCTCTTTGCCCGTGGCGACGCTTGGATAGGCCGCAAGCTGTCCGCCGCGGCGGACGAGACGGTGCGGGTCAAGCGTGGTTCTGTCGTCTTGTGCGACGCTTGGCAGGCCGTACCAGGGACAACCCAGATTGAAGGCGTGGCCGATGGCGAAATTATCGTGGTCGGCAGCCGCCGCGACTGGATTGGCGATCCGACTGACTGGCGATTGGAAGACGAGCAAACAACGCCGCAACGTGGCGACGTGATCGAGTGGGCGGTAGGTTCCAACGTGTTGGTGTTCGAGTGCCAGCCGGCGACCGGCGACGACGTTTGGGAGCCGCATGGCCGATTCGACTCGCGGATTCGAGTCCACACGAAACTAATTGACCGGCGAAGCAATGAATGAGCAAGGCAATCGACCTAGCCGACGCGATCGTGACGCTGCTCAATACGGCGACCGATTACTCGATGCAGTTCGAGGCCCGGCGTCGCACCGTGCCAATCGTCAAGGTCGACGATCCGTTGCTCAAGACGGTACAGGTGAGCGTGTTCACGGGGGTGCGCTCAGCGGACCGTAGGTCACGACGTGGATTTGCGAATGTTTACAAGCCGGTGATTGCGGTTCAAAAGAAACTGGACTCGCAAGACGAAGCGGGACGGCTTGCTGAATCGGATGCGTTGCAGGGATTTGTGGAAGAAATCGAAACTGAATTAGAGGCAATCGACGAGCCGTTGGTTGGGCTTGGATTCATCGGCTTTGACGAGTCGGCTGCTGAGCGTGATTCGTACTCCGCTGACCTATTACGAGCCAACGGTATTTTCGCGGCCATCCTTGGCCTGGAGTTCCACGACTAATGTTTGCCGTGACGACTAAGCATTTCTTCGATAAGCACGGAATTACGGAGAAGATGGACCGTAAGACGAAGAGAGTGCTTTCGTCGACCGGTGCTTATTCTCGCACGGTGATGAAAAACGGAATGAAGACCGCCAACGGTTCTGCGCCGCCTGGGGCCTATCCACACTCTCACCAAGGCGACCTGAAACGGCTGATCTACTTCGGCTACGACGACGCGACGAAATCCGTAGTCGTGGGACCGACGCCATTTAAGAGCAGGGAAAGTTCTCTAACCGGCGGTTTGACTGTTCCGCAGCTCGTTAATGAAGGCGGGACTGTTTATCGGCAAGGGTTCGTCGGTCCTAGGCGGCACCGTCGTCCAGCCGGGGTACGTCTTAGGTACAGCTATCAGGCTCGACCATTCGTGGCACTTACGGCTCCGATTGCTGCCAAGAAGCTCGCCGAGAACATGGCAAAATTCGATCTCAAATAGGAGTGTCCAATGGCACTATTCGGCAAAGACGCAGTTACCTACTACAGCACGGCTGCCAAAACCACTACGAGCGACGCAAGCTCGCTGACGTGGGTGGAAGTCACCAACATCCAAGACCTGACCGACAACTTTACGTCGGAGGACATCGACATCACGACGCGGGCGACGGCCGCCAGCGGATGGAATGCGATTGCCAAAGGCCCAAAGAGCGGTGAAATCACATTCACGATTTTGCTGGACCCCGACGACACGTTTGCTCAGGCGCTCTTGGCGGCCTGGCTTGCATCGACGCCAATTACCGTGCTCGACATGACGGGCGATAAGGACGAGGCCGGCACGTTCGGTCTAGCGGCAAACTTCTCCGTCGGGATGACGCTCAGCAAGCCGGTCAAGGGCGTCCAGACGGGCGACGTGACGCTCGCTGTTTACAGTTACCCAGAGTGGGTTGAAGGCGCGACGTAATGGCGAATGAAATCCATTTGTCCGCTCAGCTTTCAGTCCAGAATGGGACGCTTAACGCATCGCAGGATGCGCCAACGGTCGCCGACCAGACAACGCCCGGTGTAATTCAGATCGTCCAAAACATCGGCACGTCCGAGGAGACAGTTGCGTTTACCGGCCTGACGGCCGCTCGCGCCGCGCTGTTCAAGAATTTAGGACCGACGAACTACGTCGACATCGGGCCGGACTCAACTGGGATGGTCGGACTCATTCGGCTCAAAGCTGGCGAAAGTTGTGTGCTGACGTTGAAGCCAGCAGTAACCGTCAAGGCTCAGGCGAATACGGCAGCAATTGATCTGGCCATCATGGCTGCGGAGACGTAATGCGAACCTTCAAAGACACTACCGGCCGCGAGTGGACGCTGAACGTCACGACGCTGACCGTGAAGCAGGTCAAGAACGAAACCGGCGTGCTGCTAACCGGCTTGTTTTCCGATGGCTGCAAGGCAATTGGAGACTTGTCTGTCGACGTAGTTCTCCTAGTCGATGTTATCTGGTGCATTTGCAAAGCGCAGGCGAACGGTATTACGGCCGATGAGTTTGCCGCCTCGCTTGGCGGCGATGCTTTGGGGGACGCCGGCACGGCGTTGATGCATTCGGTGGCCGATTTTTTTACGAGCCAGGATCAGAGGGACGGACTGAACGAGATTCTGGACAAGCTGGAAGCGACGGGGATGGAAGTAGTAGCGAGCATGAAGCAGAGGATTCAGGAGATCGACACGACGCAACTGGCGAAGAGCTATACGGACTATGCTTTGAGTTCGCAGGCATCGTAGGCCGCGATCCTTGGGATTACACGCTTGGCGAGCTATGCGTAATGGCCACCGGCGTTATTCGCCTGCAATGGGATCAGACGAGTTTACTGTGGGTGACGTTGGCTGAGCCGAACAGAGACAAATCAGAGCACACGAAACCTTTTAGTATGGCCGACGTGCATCCGCTGTTGGGTGCGAAGTTGCTCAGACAACCTGCCGACGAAGGCCCGGACCTAACGCAATGGGCGCACATCCGAGCCAATTACAAAATGACGAAGCTGGCGAATGGGAAGCCAATCAATCGAAGCGGGGAAAGCCTTTCTCCGCCTGCTGGTCGATGACAAAGAGTTCCGCAAGGGACTCGACGGCTCGCTGCGTAAACTCGACGCATTCGGCAAGAGCATTCAGGGCGTCGGACTGAAATTCAGCATCGCCGGCGCGGCAATGACCGCGCCATTCGTAGCCGCTATCGGCATCTTCTCTCGCGTTGGCGATGAGCTAAAGGATATGGCCACGCGGACTGGTCTGAGCGTCGAGGCGTTGTCGGAACTGAGATTCGCTGCCGCTCGGTCAAATACGAGCATAGAGGCGGTGGAGCGAGCTATCCGCCTGATGCAAAAGACGATTGGCTCTGCATCTGGCGGAAACAAGTCTGCTGCTGCCGCATTTGCAGACCTAAATATATCGCTAGCCGAATTGCAGCGGCTTACACCGGAGCAGCAATTCAATCGGGTGGCGAAGGCTGTCGCAGCGATCAGAAACCCGACGCTACGCGCAGCCGCGGCATTGAAGGTCTTTGGCCGTGGAGGTGCCGCGATCCTTCCGCTAGTCACAGAATTCGACGAGTTGCAAAAGCGATTCGAGAAACTTGGTTTGACAATTTCTACCGATACCGCCAAGGCAGCCGATGCGTTCAGCGACTCTATGACCGACCTGAAGTTTGTCAGTGAGTCGCTAGCTATCAACGTCGGGGCCGCACTCGCCCCGGCGCTAACGAAACTGGCGGAGAGTCTGGCTGCCAATTCGCGTGGCATCATTGAGTGGGTAAAAAACAATCGGGATGCAGTGATTGTTGCCGCGGAACTGAGCGCGGCAATTCTAGCACTAGGCAATGCATTTGTCGTGCTCGGTACGGCAATTCGCGTCGCTGCTTTCGCCGGAGTTGGTTTCAAGAAATTGGCATCGTCAATAGCGGCCCATCCATACATTGCGGCGACGGCTGCGATCGCTGCAATGGTCGCCTGGCTCATTAAACTGGATAACCAATTCTCGAACGCAGCTTCATCGGCAAAGGACTTTGGAGACAACCTTGGTGACGCAATCCAAGCGAAGCTCGATGAGATTCTACGCATCAAAGGTGAATTGCTGACAGCACCAACAGCCAACCTAAGCGATTTTGACAAGTTGGCGATACAAGCGATACAAGCTAAGCTCGCACGCGCCGAAAAAGAGTTGGCAGATTTACGGGCGAAGGTAGCCCCGCAGATTCCTGTATCTCAATTGAATTTGCCGGCGTTTCAGCAACACGGCGTTCCCGTCCCGCCGATCGGGAAGGGGCGTTTTGCAAATGCGCCTCCGTCCGTCCTCATCGGTGGTCTAGGAGGGAATTTGTTTTTCAAGACGCTACAAGACCACCTCCAAGGCGTCGTCGCCAAGAATCTAAGGACGTTCCGCGATGGGAGTGGATTCAAGGTAGGCGAAGGTAAGGCGCTAGAGAAACTTGTCCAGCAATCGCGTGCGTCATTTGGCGGGAGGTTAGCGGGGCAGATTTTCGGCGGTGGCGGTGCAGTCGACGTACCGAAGCGCCAACTCAAGGAAGCCGAGAAGCAAACAAAGAAACTGGATGGAATCAAAGCCTCGATCGACAATTTCGGTCCTGGATTCAAGATCGGCATCGCGTAATGGCTATCATCGTCTCAGAAAAGTTCAAGGGACGCCGCTCGGATGATGCCGGGTCGGCAGAGGTAGTCTATCTTGTCCAGGGAACTGATTCAGACGCTGGGAACGTCGAAGACGACGATGCAATCGCTGCGGTGGCTGGCGTCGCACCGGAGACGTGGAATGGCATCCCAGCCGAGAATATCGACGCGCGAAACGAGCTGATCCAAGGAACGTGGTGGGAAGTCGCAGTTACCTACAGCGTCACCTCCCCGACCATCTTCAATACCGGTTCCGTCCAGTACGAATTTGGATTCACCGCACCGGTCGCACGAATCTACTACTCATTGGAAACGCGCAGCATCACTGGTGCGGCAGCTAGCTATCCGACGACGACGTTTGGCGGCAAGATTCGCGGCCAGAATGGAGACGAGGAAGGCATCGACCTACCCAGTCCAGCGCCGACGAATAGCTGGATATTCAACATGCCGATTGAGACCGTTACAGACGCCTACCAGCAGGGCGTCGAAGCAATCATGGGCTCTGTCAACAGCACGACGTTCAAGGGCCGGGCAGCAAATACCATGCGATTGGTCGGCTGTTTCGGCGGCGCACGGAACAACAAGGATTGGCAAATCCGCTTCGACTTTCAATTCTCCGCCAACCGTACCAACGTCAACGTAGGCGGCATCGTAGTTCCGTCGATTCACGGACACAATCTGATCTGGGACTACACGGAAGACAGCGAGGATGCAACGCTTGGCGGAACGACTAGAAAGCCCAAGGCGATCATCGTCGAGCGTGTCTTCCCGACAGTCAATTTTAGCGTACTTGGATTCTAGCTATGCCGCGTGAAGTTATTATCGGCCAGGCGCTATCCGAGTTTCCGGGCGGCACGTTCAACTGGCTGATTCGTGAGGTCAAGTGGCTACGGGCCAACATGCTGCCGCGCAAGCGTGGCGGCGGCGGCATCGGCGACCACTTCCAGTTCGTCCGCGGCGTCACGACGGCCGCTGTCCTGATTACCGACGTTGCGTTTCAGATCACGGTGACGGACCTAATCGAACAGCACGCCGCAGACCCTGGATCGCCACTTTGGGTAAAGGCTCCGGGCGGCGGTGTCGTGCTTTCGATGGGTGACGAAATTCTAGCAGGCTACCGTGAAAATGCCCTGACGTTCGATCCAGGCGGCGGCGACGTGCAGGTAGACTGGGTACAAATTTTAGCCGGGTCGGCGGCGTCGACGCCGCCTTTGAAGCGGTTCGAGCTGACGGCGAATAAGACGCTCGCGTCCGCCACGGCCACGGCCAAGTTTCTGGACGACGCCGGCGCGACCACGGGCGGCGACTTGACGCTTCACGATCCTGAGCAGCAATTCTCTGGGCGGATCGCCAATGACCTGTACACCGGCTCGCCAGGCTTCCGCGGGATCGCCCTATTGCGTACCGACCTCGGCGCGGTGGAACCCGACCGCTGGGAAATTATCGGGATGGAACGGCTGGCCGAGTTCATCGTTGTCGAGAAGTACGCGCCCGACACCTACAAGTTCGTGAGCAATCTTTCGACGCGGGACGACTGGTGGTCGCTGTCGCCAGGCACCGTCGCCGCCGGCACGATCATTCCGCTGAACGACCCAGCTGAGATACTCGAAAACATCGGTGCCGACCAATTGATCGTCGCGCGTCTTTCCGACCCGGATACAACTGTGCCGACTTACGATGCGCTGAGTCTGTACCCGAATGCAGCAACGCGCGCACTGTTTTTAACTCCAACGGAGGGCGACGCAACCGGTACGGTCACCGTCAAAAGCGTTGACAGCGTAGAAGTGACGCTGGTCGACGACACACTCAAGGTCAAGATCAACTACACGTCCGTGAAGGTTTTTGGATTGGCTGGCGGTAGCGGCAGTATGGAAGACACCGTCGATACCACGGACTGTGGGGCATAAAATGCCGCTCTATACAGTTGGTGGAAAACTACTGGTGGTCGATGGCAAGCTGGCGACTAATCTGGCATGTTGCTGTCAGATCACCAACTGTGCCGACTTAACTGAATGCTTTGGCTTCGATCCAACGGTGGTTGCTACATTTACAGGAATCGCCGACAACGACTGCGATGAATGCGTGTCGTTGAATGGATCATATGCAGTTCCCATGACGGAAACGATTAACGCCCCAGGACTTTGCAGGTGGGAAGGAACTGCGGATTTCGGAACTGCGTGTGATTTAACTATCAGGGTTGATGTTTCGGTCCAGTTTTCGATCACGTTCAACACATGGATTTTCTTTGCTGGTATCCGACTAATGAGTGCTGACTTAGCGCTCTGGGGACAAGGCTTCGACCTCACCGATAGTGGAGAAGGTTCGGTAAACCTCTGTTTCGGGACTGGGTTGGTTAATCTAATTCGGGGTAACGTATTCGGATCGGAATGCTTGTCTGGGTCGTCTACCTGTACGATTTCCGTTTGAGCCAACGATGTTGTGTGAGTGGAACAAAACAACTAAGGGAGGAAAGTGTATTCGATGTGGATTTATATTAAGTCGTGAGTTTTCGTCTCCACTGAAACGCAATTGCAGTAAACCGGGATCAACTCTGAGAAGCAGCATCGGCGAACCAATTGAGAATGATCCGGTACGAGAGAAAGCACTCGCCATCGGCCTATCAGCCGAACGCTACGACGAATTCGTGCGGAAGCACGGCCCACCGCCCGGCTGCTACGAGCGGCGTTGCTGGTGGCTCAAGGCGTTTGATAAAGCATTCGGCGTGGAGTCGGCAGAAAGATTGCGGGATGCGTTGAGGCTGTGACACGCTGGCGATGCGGACCGAGCACTGCCCGCTCGGGAAGTGGTGAGCCGGTCTGGCGTGTTCCGGCGTCGGGCGGTAGAATGGCGGGCATGGAAATCGGCGAACCTGCAACACTGACTCTTGGCAACGGGGAAACGGCATCCTTGCGAATTCTCGCAACCAATCCAGAGATACTGGTCGAAGACCTTTGCGACGGAGAAATCTATCGGCTTACTCCGATTGCGTGCTTCGCCGAGTCGGACACGGTGTTGGAGGGGTGAACATGAACGAGCCATTCGACGCGACGTTCTGCGCCACGAATTTTGCTGCCACCACGGAACCGCTCTACAAATGGACGGCCGACCAGATGGCTCAGTGTCTAGAAACCCAACAAAAAATGTTTGCCGAGAGCCGGCGACGCGAGTTGCGTGGCTTCTCGGAAGCGATCGAAAAGATCGGCCCATGCAGTATCTGTGGACACAAGATTACCTACCGGCATGAACGCGGCGACGCCATCGTGCTCTGCGAACGAATGTATCTGGCCTTGTGTGCGTCCGCTGAGACTGTTGAAGCGACGGGACCATGCGATGTCTTCGGTAGAATCCGGCTCGAACCATTTCCGTGCGAACCACGGGCACCGCTGCAATAGAGCCTGACCCCTCATAGCCGGCTCCCACCGCAGCCCCAGACGCGATCCGCCAGTGTTCGGCGACCGCTTACCCGTCTGGCTAGGCCGTCCTTCTCCGGGCCTCCTACGCCCTAGTCTTACGCCTCCACGTAAGTGACCGTCAGAGACTGGCCCACGCCAGCATCCAGGCTTGCGGGCGAAGAAATTGCCAAGCCCCTCGTGGGGCTGGCCAAATTGAACTTAGACGGTTGCTGGTGCGGACTCGATCGCACTCATCAACTCATCGAGCGAATCACCAGCTGTCATACTTTCACTTGCAGCGATTCCGCCAATGTCGTATAGCTTGACGATTTCCCATCGCTTGCTATAACACTTCCACCGAATTGTTTCACGTTCGTGTTTCAATTCCCGCATCTCATTTGCTGCTTCGATGTAGCTGCGGGCGATTGCCGAGATTCCGCGTAGTTGTTCAATGGCTGTTTTGTCGCCATCGGTATCCGTCACGAACTCCGCAGCTTTCACAAGCTCGGTCAACTTGCCAAATCCCCACTGCCGCTTTGTCTGCTCCGCGTCGAGAACTCCGATCTGTTCCGTGAGGTAACGACACTGCTCCTGTGCAGCAGCCCGTTCGGAAGCATCTACCCAGCGTCGTGTCTCAACCAAATGGACTTTCCTTCCCCAACGTCGTCGGGCCGCATGCTGTACGCTTACCCTGGTAGCCATACTCAATCCTCCAACTCGTAAAAGAACGATCCACGCACGCCCGTGCGCTTCTAATCTCAATTATACCAACAGCCCACTTTTTCTCCTGCGCGCGACCGATGCGCAACGACTTGCGACGATTGAGCTGCGCTAAGTCGTTTGCCGATGGGCTTCCCGTTTCCAAAGTTGTCCAGTTGGGGCTTGCGTACTACCCGTAGTAGTTTGAAAAGAATGCCGGACGAAATGTAGCGGTCGCTCAGCTCGTTGCGTCAGAGCCCGATCGCAGCCAAGAGCCGGCTCCACTAGGCCCCTATCAGCCCCTAGCCGTTGCGCCACGATGTCCTGGGTCCATTCCCTTCGGAGGCCACAGTGGCGCGGTGGCTTGGCTGACAATGCATCCGGAGACGAATTAATTGAGATCGCTCTCGGAAATGAATCGGACGACTGATTCGCTCCAGCCGTCGATATGGGTCCAAGGTCCATATCCGATACCATTTTTACAGCTGGCCACGTTGATGAGGTAGTGTCTCTTGGCAAATAGACGCGCACTGGCAGGCGCGTCGCCTATACCGATTCCGCAATCTTGCTCATCGGTAATTACGACAACCCTGTCTGCATCGTGCTCGCGGTCGTAAACGTAATCCATGACCTGCTTCAAAAAGATTCCTCCGCCACCTAGCGGACCAGTCAATCCGTAGATTGCATCGACCAGCGCCATCCCGCGACGCGCAGGCACTTCTGCTGTTTTGTGTATGCGCGAAGCATCGCTGCCAGCAGTTGCGTAAATACGCGGCGTCTCACAGAGTTCTCGGCAGATTGCCCCCAAGGCTGCACCTGCCAGAGCGCGGTCCATGTCACTCTTTGCGGATAAACGCGAACCGTACATGCTGCCGGATACGTCAATGATAACGACAGTTTTTCCGGCGAGCTTCTCCGCTTGCTGCATCGTGGCCACCATCGCTTCGTCGAGCGCAGGTTCGTGGTGCGGTGCCGCCTTGGCTGCCGCAATAAATCGAAACGGCAATACCATATCGGCACCACGCCGCTCACGGATTGCCGAGTCTACCAGATCAGACGGAACGCCGGCATCGTCCATATTGCGGAGGTTCCGCAACAAGGCGAGGTAGCCCAACTTGTTCTCGGCAAGCAGTCGCTTCCAAGTATCGAGTTTGTTTTTTCCACCCGATAGCGCAACTTCCCACGTATCCGGCGGATCGAGCTTGCTCTCCACGAGTCGCTTCCAGACCGCACCCTGTTCGTTATCCCGCGGCTTTCCATGAACAAGAAACAGTACGTCACGGAGCTTTACCGCACCGTCGCGGTTGTACTTTGCTAGTTGATAGGCATCGAATTTCTGGAATGCTGCCGCCAGACCTCGCTTGGCTTGAGCGCATAGCGACTGGCGCCCATCCTTCCAATAGAGCGCTACAAACTCAGTCAGTTCGTCGGCTCGTTGAATCACGGACGGAAGTGTGCTGGCGACCAATCCGCGATGTGTTTTGTGCCGGCACATTTCACGTACCAGAAGCAATGGAACGTGCCGCAGCTTCATGCGCGAGCGAGCGTCGATTGCGAGTTCCGCTACTTT